TGCGTCTGTTTTTGTTGTTGTTGTCATTGTTGCCTTCACTTTCTACCAGCTTTTTTGCTACGCTGGTGTAGTAGTTATAAACTACCTACGCTGGCGAAGTCAATATATTAAAATAATTATCTTTTAGAATAATTCTAAACTAGCTACGCTGGCGTTTTTACTATTTTTTAAGGCTTTTTAAATACTTCTTATATTCTGCCCTGCCTGCCAGGCCATCTATTCGGCCTTGCCAGTACATCTTGTTGGAACCTTTGGCACTCTTTTTATAAGCTTTTAGTTGTGCCATTGTTTTCCCTTGGCTTTTTGGTTCTTTCATAATGTTGAACTCTAGCAGGTCTGCTGGTTTTTACTACCTTTGTTTTTGGCTCCTCTTCAAATAGTGTCCTGCTGTCTGCTGACATAAAACAAGATAAACAATAATTATAATTATTAAAAGTAATAGAAGCTTTTATATTTTTACAAAGTCTACAATTCATATTTTTAAATTCTTTAAAACAGATAAGAGCACAAACAACGCCAATAAAAAAAAGCTGTTGTTTTTGCAAATAAAAGGCCTTTTATTGTGTAAAAGGATATTAAGTCTACCTACAAAGCTAATAAAATTAATACTTCTAGGCCATATACATTATATTTTTTGTGCACCAGTGCACCCCCTGGTCTATTTTTGTAATTTTTGCAGGCAAAAGGGGGTAATTTTTTGTGGGCATATTGCGTGACCCCCACAGAAATTTGTATCAAATTATTTAGATGTCTGCTTTTTCAAACAAGAACTCAAAGAAATCCTTTAGGTTCTTATCAAGATAAGCGTCATAACCAATTCTTTTAATAGGTTTTCTTTTGGTATTGTCTACAACCAAAGTCAATTTAGGTTTATGTAGTTTAAAATAACCTTGTTCCATAGGCTTATGTAATACCTCTTGGGTATCTTCATCCATAAGTTTAGCTAGATATATAATATTATTAATATTCATAATGATAATAGTTTAGGAAAGCTAACATTCTCTCTAGTATACCTATGGGTATAGCTATGGTTTAACCCCCATATCTAATAGTGTCCATGTGTTCACATCCATCTGTCGCTAGGTCTTTTATAAAACTGTTGTGTGTCTAGGAACCTGTCTAATTCATCGTTTAAAAGCTCCTCACGCCTCTGTATTTGAGCAGTATGTTGGTCTCTAGCCAGTTGGTCTACCCAATACCTACAAGCCATACCTAATACATCTAATCTATCATCTATAGCTAATGAACCTTTGATATTACTTATTCGGCTCATTTGATAAAACATTTGATACCTTAAGGCTTTTTCTAAAGCATACATTTCATTTGCTGAATTGTAGTCTTTGTGCACTACATTACTATCAATGATTAATCTATGCTGTTGCATCAATGGTTCTAAAGTATCTATTATTCTTTTTTCTTTAGCTTCTTGATGTCTTATTTCTTCAATAGTGACTGGATAAGTTTTTGTGACAAAAGGAAGAAGGAGTTTAGTAAACATACCACCTCCATAGTTTTCCTCAACCAGGATAAGATTTACCTCTTGTTGTTTTGCTATGGTAGCGATTGATTGAAGTGTCTTATCGGTATAACCACCGACTAAACCACCAGCATCGGTGATATAGACATTACCATTCAACATCTTCGCACAGCAATAACTTGTCTCGTTATCACCTCTCCCACTAGGGTCTATAGCTAAAACTGAACCTTGGTATTCCATCCAGTCACCTTGTATTTGCATTGGCCTATAGAAAGCATCCGAATGTAAACCTACACAAGGAAGCTCCTCATGTTTAAGTTCTGGACTACTAGCCCATATAACTTTTTCTGGAGCTGTCTTTGGATTTAAAGACATTACTATTAAATCAGATAGTTTTAATGGATATTTATTAGCATCACTAATAGATGTATCCAGCATGAATTGAAGATTGAAGCCAGAAGCTCCATAACTTAATTGTCTTTTATTTAAGTCTTCTTCATCAAATCTATCTGGGTCTGTAGGTTTTCCTTGTTCATCAATACTCCAAGTATTTCTTATGATTGGAGCTAATGTATCTCCAAAGTTTCGTACTTGTTTTTCTGTAGGATACCTGGCAGTCCATATTCTTTGTTTATAACCTCTAGTAGGTAAAAGATTATATAAAGACATTTCTGTCTGCATTGTGCCTAAAAATATTATGCGACCTTGAGGTTTGATAATACTTTCAAACTCTTTAACTTGTTCTGAAAGTTTATCTCTCATGCCCATTGTTGCAGAGTTATTGGCACTTTCCACATCATCTGCAATTACAAGGTCGCTTCGACTACCTGTTAATTGCCCTGTAATTCCCAGAGACTTCACACTCGGAGCATGACTAGCTCGAGCAGGTTTTACATCGAAGCTCACTTTTGATTGCCTTTGGTCGTCACTCGGCCTTAAGTGAGCTAAAACATCAATTTCGTTTATAAGTCTTAATGTAAATGTGGAGAAGTCATCTGCTCTATTTTTTGATGCAGAGACTACTAATATATTTAATTGAGGATTTAATAATAATTGGTGACATACATAAGCAGATGTTATCCAACTTTTACCTACACCTCTAAAAGCATTAATTATAATTCGTTTGTCTTTAGACTGAATAAAATTAGCAATATCATATTGAACCTGTGTAGGTCTTGGTAATGCTAAATGTTTCCAGACTAAATATAAAAAGTTTCTAAAGTCTTTTAATTTAGTTGGTATCTTTTCCATGTAGAACTAATTCCTCTTCTGTATTAAATGGAAGTTCATCCACTAATGCTTTGAGTGGAGAGTTATCTGTAGGAATTGCCTCTATACCATTGTCTTTTAAAAATTGTCTTGCAACATTCAAGTCTGAAGCTTTTGCTTCTGGGTCTTTTACTCTTTTAAGTAATTCTGTTGCTAATACTTCGTGTAGTTCTTTTAATGTTTTCATTCTAATATTAAAGAAGTAATCTTCTTCTCTCCCATATAAATTTCTACATTAGCTTTAGATTTAATACATTTGTAAACTACTCTATCTGTAGAATTTTTTTCTTTCATGGCGAAACGCTTTGCCTTCAAACATTTTGAAAGACTGTCCATGTGTAAGTGTTCTTTAATCTCATGGTCTACTATTAAAAGTAATGCAAATACCATTTCAACCATTAGTGTCCACTCCCATTTCTAATTAATTTTTCTACATCTGTTTGTAGTTTTGAAACTTGTTCTTTTAAAAAATCAATATTAACTTTATTGTTTCTCATACCTTTTAGTTCTTCTTCCATCTGCTCTATAAGACCACTCATGTGTTCCACGAGCATAAATAATTCTGCTTCCCCACTTGATTGACCTAACTCGCCTCTAGGATATTTTATTCTAAATTCAGAGTTAGCTTCTAAATCTTTAGACATAAGTTCTAAAGTAGTAGAATGTTTATTAAGTGTTTCTATTACTCCAAAGTATGCCCACACTCCAATAGCAACAGCTATCACTATGCTAATAAGATTTCTCATTGGCATACTAATTGCAGTATTGTCGCTTATCTTCATGTTGTTGCACCTATTTCTTTACATTCAAACTTAATTACAAGTTTGTTTTCATTTATGTGTTGTTTATCCCAGTCTTCTAATTCTTTTAAATCTCTGTAAGTTTTTTGAGCAATTGCATAACCAGCATCAACACAATCATAATGAGTAGTGAATTGATAACCTGCAACAGTGCTAGAAGGACATTGGCCTGTAGCCATACTACACATATACAAGATTAATAAGTATTTCATTTTTTATGCTGTCTTCTTTTATGCTTATTCATAGAAGACCATTTAATCTTGCTTCTGTTAGTAGATATGGAAGTTTTTTTAAATTTACTTCTAGTTTCGTGTTCCTCTTTATTTAAGAGGTTTGATTTCTTTTTAGCCATTCCATTTGAAATAGCCCATTACACCTGCAATCACTGTTCCTAAAAATATTAATACTTGAACCATACCTTTACCTTTAGAAACATCACTTCTTAATGATTTAACTTCTTTACTTAATTCTTTAATACTATCTTGGATATTCTTCATTCTTTCAGCACAAAGTCTTTCGTGTGACGAAAGTCTTACCCCTGTTGCAACATCTGCATATTCTTTTGGTGTAAGTTTTTTTCTAGGCATTATGAAGCGTACCTAACCCAAACTCTGTGTAGAGTGTTGTAGCTACTATTTCCTGGAAAATCATCTACTTCCCATCTGTTTCCACTTCCTCTTACACCCCAGTGATTTTGGCTAGATTTATAAAATGCAAAACTAACCCAACCACTACCAAAATTATCTGCATTTCCAGGATTGTTAGCATTGTGACTGCTTAATGTTGTAAATGAACTATTAATACCAGAATTAGAACCAGAGCCAGTATTAGCGTAATTTATTGTGCCAGTGTTTGTTGTCCAAAAATCAATCGTTCTGCCATGATTACTTGTTCTCCCAAACCATTTAACTCTATTTACTGTTCCAAACGAACCTGTTCCACCAGAAGTACCACCATTAATATGACCCCAATACGAACCACCACTTTCATCTGTTCCAAGTGATGATGAACCAAGTAAAGGTAAAGATGAGTTTGTTCTGTCGTTTAATACAGGATTAGTACCTCCTTGATGAAGATAATTACAAATCATCATATAACCATCATTTCCATCATATAAGAAATATGCTTGTACTGGTGTTCCACTATTGAATGTTGAAGATTTAACCCAATACACACCAGAAGTATTTGTTCCAGTGTCATTGTATAAAGCTGTTGGATTAGCAGTTGCACCTGCTGAAGAAAGTCCATCAGGTGTTGGATTTAAAATAATATTAAATGCTCTATCTACTGTTTTTGAATTTGCTGTTGCTCTTAATGTAAAACTTAATGTCGTTGAAGAAGTGACATTTGTTGGGTCGCCAGATATAGCACCAGTAGATGGATTTAGAGTTAAGTTTTGACCAGATAAAACTGTTCCACCAGTTTCAGAATAAGCAACTGTATCGCCATCACTATCTGTTGCTGAAACTGTTGCGTGAGTTCCAGTTTGATTGTCAGTAATTGTAGCTAGTGTTCCACTTGCTGTACTCCAAGTTGGTGAGGTATCGACATTAATTTGACCAGAAAGACTGCCACTTAAACCAGAGGTATTTGTAATTTTTATTCCATAAGGTTCTTGTGCATTTAGAAAAGACGATTTAGGTGCAACTGCTGTGATTTGCGTATCACTATTTACAGTCGTTGTGGAAGCATTGAAATCTGTTCCATTAGCACCAACAAATGTTGTTATAGCACCAGCACTAAAATTAGTTCCAGTTATAACTAATGTTTGGTTTCCACCTGCTTGACTATCAACTTCAGTGACATCAACAGAAGAAATAGTAGGTGGTGCGTCAATACTTTTAAATACTGTTCCAGTATAGTATTCAGCTAACCCAGTTGTTGAATTAAATCTAATTTGACCTTGAGTAGAGCCACGCTGTGCTGTTGTACCTAAAGCTACTTTAGTACCTTCAGTACCAGTATCAGTAATGTTTTCAAAAGATACATCAAGATTACTTCCTGCTATCTTACCATTTGCTGTAGACAGCAATTTAGATATATCTCTAGCTTTTGTCATATTAGTTTTTCTCCTACGATTTTAATTATTTATTATTCTGAAGTTTCTTCGTCTTCTACTGGTGGTGTATAACCAGTCAAAGCAGTTGCTTCGTCTTGGCTTAATCCTAAATCTAATAGTTTTTGATTACCACTAGCTTTATCATTTTCTTTTTTTTCTCTTGCATTAGATAATTCTTCTGCTTCTGCCAAGTTTCTAACTTTTTCTTCTTTATAAAAATCTTGTTCTTCTGGTGTTAAATCAGAAAGGTTTAAAGATTTTACAATTACATCTGTCATATTATTCTCCTATTATACTTTCAGTCCATAAACTGCGTAATTACAATTAAAACTAGAGGTGCTGTTTTGATACAACATTATTCCTGTAAATACTGTTGATTGTGAGTCGTTTACATATCCACCAAAAACTGCTGTTCCTGCTCTAGTACCAGTTTCACTTCTTTGTCCATGAAAATCTAACATTTCTGCTGTGCTAGTTGGTTCACTTAAACTTAATTCAATGGTATGACCATTATTACTTCCACCAGTTCCACCATAACCTATTCTAGTTGAAGTTTCGTTCCAACCAGCTTCTCCAGTATCTCCAGTAGAACCTGAAGTTTCATACCAAAATCTAGTTCTGTATCTGTATTTGTCACTAGAAAAATCAGAACCACTTGCACCACCAGTTCTCATTCTAAATCTCATATAATCACCAGCGTCTATATGATAAAAGTAAACTTTATAAAGATTGTAGTCAGTAGTAAAACAATTATCTATATATAAATATTCTCCACTATGAGTACCACTAGCAACTTTTACAAAGTCAGATGATACTGTTCCCCAAGATGGGTTAGCACCAGAGCCACCAGTTTGTAAAACTTGATTTGCTGTACCTGGAGCAAGTCTAGCGATAGCACTACCATTGTTATAGTAGATGTCACCTTGTGCTGTACTTGCGATGTTTAATAAGTCTGCGTCTATTCCTTTGCTCGACATTACATTCCAGTAAGTAGTATTGGTTGGAAGGTTCCCTGTACTTGCCAGAATACACACATAAGACGAACCATTGTAAGAAACAACATCGTCAATTGTGTAAGCTGTACCAGCATTATAAGCACCCTTCCATGTGAACTTTATACTGCCTAGATTTATTGTAGCCATAATTAATTTTTCTCCTGTTATATTGTAGCTATTAGTTCGCCATTTGAGATTGAGAAGACAAAGCCACTCGCACTAAACATTACATCATCAAAGCTGGCGTATTGGCTTGATGAAATATTATCTACACCTTGATTGGTTGTAATAATTCTTAAGTTATTGACTGCTGGCACAGGTGTGTTTGCCTGGCCACCCATTCCACTATGTGAACTGCAATAGTAGTAAAGAGTTGGAGCTCCTGTTGCTACAACTATAGTCACTTGTGTTGATGAGTTTACTGTCACTCCAGTAGTGTAAGCATTTGAATTGCCACTATCTGTCGAAAATCTAAATGGATGAGCTGAAGGATGATTGAACACATAAGTGTTTCCTTCGTATAATTCTAAAGTATCTTGCTGAACACCATCTATAAAATATTTATTTGAACCACCAACTGATTGAACAGTGACAGTTTTTACTAAAGTAGACCCATTGTAATAAGTTTCAAAACCATAAACTTCTGCTGAAGAAGCATTTGCAAGCTCAAATCCATTCGCTGAACTATTTACTATTAATGCTTTTCCTGCTTGACCAGAAACCGAAGATAAACCTGTACCACCTCTAATTACTGGTAAAGTATCTGAAGTGATTGCTGTAGCACTAAATGAAGCAATATTGAATGTTCCAAAAGAAACTATATTTAAAATATCACCTGCACTAGCACCAGACGCTAAAGTAATTGTTGAGCCATCTGTAGCTGTGTAGTCATTTGATGCTCCATTAACAAGACGAACACCATTCAAGTATACATCTAGGAAATTTGGGTCGTATGCAAGAGCAACGCCATCATCATCATTTCCACTAAATACTGTTTGATTTGCTGTAGCTGTAAATTTATTACGCTGTGAAGTGCCATTTACGCTGGAGCCTGCATTTTGAAAAGCATTACCATCATAAACTTTCATCACATCGTTAGC